CTGACACTCTCGTAAATACCCAATCACCTGTTTGAAATGGGTGTGCCGATGACGTGGTAACTCTGCATTTACCACTACCATTGTTCGCCACAGCAGTGATAGTAGTATAGTCACAAGGAGCCACAAACCCACCTGTTGCGTCCGCTGTGTATGAAACAGACGTGTCTACATAAGTGTTAGTAATTGCTGTTATTGTATGTACTACATTGTACCCAGATACCGACGTTGCAGAAACACAAAGTGTGCTGCCAACACGCAAGTTACTGTTGACCAACGGTTGCGCAAAGTAAATCCTGCACGTACCGCCATTATTAGCAATAGACACTACCTGCCTACTAGATGCAAGAAATACATACCCTACTGATGTTGCACCCCAAGTTGCGCCTGTATCGAACGAAGTACCTGTAGGAACATTAGTTACTCTCCAAATGCTACTGTTACCAGTGGTTAGCACGATACCTACAATTTGCCCTACTACTAGATTGTGGTTGTCAGTTGTAGTGAACCTACAAGTTCCACCATTGTTTGCAATGCTAGTGATCCTAACAGCTCCAAGAATCTTCCTTAGCGTTCCAACAAAAATCCCTGTTGCTGCCAACTGGTAGCCAGCAGACGTAGTCACAGTCGTAGTAGCCGATGCTGTAACACGCATTGCACAACACCCCGCAACCTCAACAGGAACTGTTAGCGCCCCCGTAGTTGCTACACCAGGAACGAACTGCACCACATCTCCGACCACGAGCCCGTGCCCTGTGGGCACTGTAAACTGCTGGAATCCACCAGAATTAGCTCCGTCCGTAACCAAAATCGTGTCTGCTGGAACCTTAGTGCTCCAACCACCTGTGCCCCCAGAAGGGTGGGCAGCTCCAGCGTTTACAAATCCAGGATCGACATACGGGTCGAAATCATGCACCACTACAGTGCCTGTATTCTCCACGTTTCGACCGCAACCACCTCCGCCCCCAGCTCCCACAGCAGGACTCACAATAGCTACCCCAGCTCCCGCTGTCCCAGCCGTTGGATTCGTAACAGACTGCTTGATCGTAGCATTCGAGGCCTGCCCAATTGAATCTGGTACAGGTATAAATCCATCAGAACTCGTAGCACCTACTGCTGTCCCCGCCGTACTAGTCCCTGTGTTGATCCCAGCACCACCTGCTGCACCGCTTGCAGAATCTGAAGACGCAGTACCGCCAGCTCCATTTGTGCTCACTAGCCCTGCACCACCTCCACCACCACCTCTATTCGTCGCAGTTGGCGTAGATTGTACAGGATTTGCTAAATACCCAAAGCTACTACGTGCGCCTTGAGTCCCTGCAGTACCAGCAGCTCCTGCAGTACCTGCTGTTGTCGCTGTAGCTACAAACGCCCCGCCAGCACCAGCAGCTCCTCCGGTGCCACCCGCTCCACAAACGATGTTATACGTGTTGCCAGGTGTTACGTTGAGGTTGCGGTACACCGTCCACTGTCCTGCAGCTCCATTATCTCCTCGTCCACCACCAGCACCTGCTCCTCCTGAATAAAGCGTAGTAGCGTATCCAGTGCCACCTCCACCGCCACCAGATCCACCTTGGCCACCATTGCCGCCGCCGCACAGGTAAACGTTCGCCCGAGTTACCCCAGAAGGACAAACCCAGGTGTCACTTGCACTGATTTTCTTTGACCGATTGAAACCCATTTCGTCCTCCTAGCTATTAACTCCTGAAACAATCCAAGTATTTTTCGGCGCATCGAAACGAACCCAGTCGGTTCTATACGTATTTATAGGCGTATACACAGGCGTGTACTGTGTCGGCCCAGGATCGTAGACTGACAATCCTTCTGGAGTCATTCCGCCCACAATCGGCTCTGTCATCGGCTCGATAGGATCGGGCCACATCATTGCCAACCTGTACATCTTCTCGTAGTACGTAGCAGGTCGCAATGCGGCCGCCGCTCTAGCGTCGCAGAAATGCCCGATAAACGAGTAGCCCGAACCACCCGCACCGTTCGCATTGATATGCCACTTCTTGCCAGCTCCCCATTGGATGTTCCCCGTAGCAGCTACCTTTGAAATGTACGCACCATCGAGATACAATCGCAGGAACTGCCCGTCATAATTCAGCGAAGCCAGATGCCATACCCCAACCAACGACTGCAGATCTTCAGCTATCGTTGTGATCGAAAACGATCCGTGGTTGGTGATCATGGTAGCGCTTAGGCCGGCATTTGTAAGCTCTAGCCCAAACACTGTCCCGCCCGCATTATCCCCATACCCTAGCAAGTTGACCCGCTCGGCAGCAATCGCTTTGCGAAGTCGGAACCAGATCGAAAGACTACCCAACTTGTAGTCAAGTACTAGATCGGTTCCACCACGAAGCCCGGTACATGTTGTAGCGCCAACACGAGGACATCGGGTGAAGAATCCCTGCTCCCCCAACGTCATCCCAGCAATTACCGGAAACTCGATCCTAGTACGTTGTGTTGCAGGATTTGCGTACCCAATTACGTTCGTTGCGCCGATCTGATTGTCGCCCATCACACCAAGCACATCAAACTCGTCGTACGGCGTGATCCTAGTGCTCGTACTCGTACTCGGGTTTGATGATTCCCATTGCATCCTATCCGCTGAATAGATCAACTGAGCCCCGTCAGCTGGAGTCTCGTCGGCTTGGACAACAGGAAATCCCGCAATGAGCACATCGAACAAGAACGGACGCCAGGTATTATCCTCAGTGCGCCCTTCCAATCGCTTCAAACCTGGGTTGTATCGGTACCCTGGTCGGTACGTCCCATCTGTCTTTCGAGCAAGAATCTGGTAAGCATCATCAAGTTCAGCATCTAACGGACCAAACGTGACAGAACCGGAATCTCCTGTGACATGCCCACCTGGTTCTAGCCACAGATCCTTCCCACCTCCCGAACCCGTCCGATCCCCTGCTTTCAGATGCAGCACGCATCCTGTTGAAGACTCAGCAATCTGCACATGCCGGATGCCATCTATCATCGACCCAGCTGGAAGCGTTAGACTAGTAACCGCTGCCCAAGCCGTGCCGTTGTGCTCAAGATGCTGGTAGATTGTCCCAGACGGAAGTAATCCGCTCGCAATGGGAAACCATTCAAACGTCTTAGTTTGCAATTCCCAGCCATCAGATCCTTCATCGTAACGCACCCCAGGCGCGTAATCATTCGACCCGCTGGTCAAGTACGCAGGATCTGGGTAGAGCGCAAATTCCTCGCCATTCTTGGCCCCAAACAAGACCCGACCTTGTCCGCCAACGCTGTAGCCCGGACGTAGGCGCACGTCGCCGGCGAGTTTGCCTGCCTGGCTCGTGTTGCCTGTTTCTAAGGTGTAATGCGCGGTACCGTAGGTCGCCGAGTTCGCCGTCCCCATCGACAGCTCTTCTCCGTCTATTGCTGGAGCTGCCGTTCGAATATACCGGTAGACGGCCGACGCCATGATCCAATCGCTGGTCGGGCTCCAACCTGACCCGTTGTTGCGAAGAATCTGCCCAAGAGTTCCTGTAGGTAAGCCTGAACCAATTGCGAACCATTCCAACGATTTGGTCTGTAGTTCCCAGCCATCAGATCCTTCATCGTACCGAACCCCAGGCGCGAAATCATTCGACCCACTGGTCAAGTACGCAGGATCGGGATACAGCGCGAACTCTGTGAATGCCCCATCCTTGTACCCGAATCGGGTCTGCCCCTGCCCTGCCGGACCCTTACCTGGATGCAAGTACGCATGACCGCCGCGCTTTCCTCCACCTGTCGAATTGCCACCGCGCAGCTCCGCATCAACTCCGGTATAGACTCCAGTGTCGGCGCCTGTCAGAGTTGCTCGTTGGTTATCCGCTGTCGGAGTGGCGATCCCTACGGTACGAACGCCAGCAGGAAGAGCTAGATTGTCTCGCCAATCGTAGGCTGTTCCTGTTGATTGCAGGACCTGGTTGATAGCCCCTATCGGAACTGAGGAGGTTGCAAATGGATGCCACTGAAGCTCAGTCTCACCGTTAGCCTTCCACCACCACTGCCCGCCACTGTAACTCAACCCTGCTGGATTGCTTATGCTCACGTCTGCGTAGAATGACCACCGCGACTGATCCTCGTAATTGCCTCCGAAGCGACACTTCCCGTTTGCACTAGGTGAAGCTCCTCCACCAGGCGACCAATACGCATTCCCACCAGCACCCGAATCGCTACTTCCTCCAAAGATGCCGGCATAGCCTCCAGCCTTGCCAGTGCCCGTTGTGCTACCACCGCGAATAGCTGTGTTACGTCCAGCATAAACCGTTGAACTGTCAGGTTTGACTTCGAGCGTATCCGAATCCGAATCTGGTGCGACCCCCACAAAGTCTCGTGTGACTATCCAACGACCAGGTGGTGGTGACTGCTGCCACGTCAAGAATTGTCGGTTCTCAGTTCCAGCCGGCAATATGAGACCGTCAATGTATAGCAGAATCTCGTTGACCCATCGCATCCACCCGCGAAGCTGCCCGGTGAAATTCATCTCGTTGGCTTCGGCGAGGAACGATGGGATAATCCAGCTATGCACGCGTGTGGGCACGGCAAAGTTCCGCACGTCGATGTTTTCACCCGTCGGCCCCCTCACCGTCAGTTTGACCCTGTAACACCCAACAATCCCGATCTCTGGCGTGAACGTTACAGAAGGAGCTGTACCTTCGGACAGAATGCCAGGTGAAATCGTCGAACCCAACGGAACATCAAGAAGTTCGTACTTCCAGTACGTAACTCCCGTGTCGTCTGCGTTGGTAATGGTTACAAGAACGCCATCAACCCCGATATAGGATTGGGCAGGGAGGCCCGGAAGGCCTCCCTGAGAGAGGATCATCTGAGCGACAACAGACATGGCGCCCCATCTCGGCTACAGCCGAATTCCTGAATTACGCCAAGAACGCCGTATAGTACTCGACTACGACTTCGCCGTCGCCAGTTTCAGCACCGACGATGTCAACATGTAGCACTGCTCCACTTGAGATGGTAAGCATCGGATCGTTGAGGTAGATTCCTGCCGATTCTGGATCGTTCTCGGTGGCAGCTTGCACCGTCTGTGCATCCACAGTTACAGTGATGGTCGTATCAGCTGTATACGGCGATGTGATATTCGTGTAGACGCGCATAATCTTTGCGCTAGTCGGGATCACCGTTGTGGAGTCCACGTCGATCGTTGACAATGTCAGCTTGATTGCCCGAATGATGCCAGAAAAGCTAGGTGTTCCATCACCTTTCAACGTCCATGTGAACGGCGCAGACCCAGTCTGTGCCGTGTACACGCCATTGGCGATCAGACTGACCGTTCCTGCTACGACTGCCGTGGACAACAAGATGCTAGTCTTGTAGACCGTACATTCACCAAGGGTTGAGGCATCATCAAAGTAGATCTTGCCAGCCGTAAAGCCCCCACCTGTCGTGTGACAGAAGCCGTACTTCCCTGTGTTGTCAGCCGGATCGGGGGCATCTGCGCCATCAAAACTAAACTCGATCAGGAAGGCGCGTTCCTTCAAATCGAGGTAAGTGGACGCGTCGTCAGCACCAGACGCTCGCAGCACTTCCATGTGAGCATACGCACCGTTGTTTGCAGTACGCGCTTGAATAGCTCCGCTAGAATTGCGAAGCTGGGGGCCTTGCGGCCCACCGATGTGAAAGTACGATTGAATTGTTCCGAGAATGCTGTGATAGAGACCCATTGTTCCTGTTCCTTCCTACGAAAATAGCACCGTTACACGTGCCGAACCTGCCGACGGAGTTCCCGTCGGGAAGTACACCTTGATTGGCGTGTCAACAGGCCATGTCTTGTTGCATGCCGTTCCGTACTTGTTTGCTTGTGTCGGATCGTTCTCAATGACGGCCATCAACTCTTGATGGTTTGCAGCCGTCCCTATGCTGATTTCTGTTGCACCGTCGAACGGTGTTAGAACTTCCACAAATACCGATTCTACTAAGACTCCCACGGGTATTGTGTCAATGTTCTTTACACCTACCGCAACATCCGCCCACGTAATGTCGACAATTGCGTGCTCCATGCCACCAGGTGACATGTGAGTCTTGATCCAATCGACGACTTCCTGTACTGTCTCTGCCCCTGTTGGGGGGCCAACTTTGTCATCGTTGTACGTGACGGTGTCTGAGTTGTCGCATGCCGAGATCATTACGGCATCGCACATGTACGGTTCAGCACCTTGTTCGCGTAGAATTTCTGCTTTAGCTGCAGCAGAAAGAACCTCCGGTGTTGAGTCAACGAGAACGGCTCCGCAGCTCACCATCTGTTCGATGATAGTCGCCTCCAACACTGTGTCGAACGACGTACCTGCGTAGTGTAACTGCGTCCCCAACCGCGTTGAGTTGATTAGGTACTTTCGCGGCATGACCTCATCCTATCATTTGTGGTTGCGCAATCAATCACAGGAATGAACTGGCGTTTCGTTTGGTGCGACATTCGGGCATATCCTACCATTAGCGCGTACTACCCTCTGTCTGGTTTGCACTTCTGCAACAAAAAAGTCGATATAGTTTCGGCCAGACCGCCACCATCCCCACCACCTCCAAAGCTGCCACCACTTCAGCTCGCACACCTTCCAGATACGGCCGGATGCATCGCCAACATAAGTCCCGTCAGATAGCCGCATCGAAGACTTCCTTTGGTATCTGGTAGAACGGGTCTTCTGCTGCTCGCTGTATGGCTAATTCTTTCTGTTTGACCTTCTGCACGAGATGTTGTTGAAACGCCTCGAACAGGTTGCCTTGCTTGAATACCAGTTCCGAATCTAGCGACGGTACGCCTGCGATGGGCCGTGCCTTTGTATGCTTCAATCGGTCGCGTTCGCGTAACCATAACCACTTGAGGTACAACGCAATGTCGCTTGCGTTTCCGTAACATGCCTTGCGAGCAAGCCTCCCTGCTCGAAGCGATGCAATTGAAAACTCGGTCTCGAAGTAGTTTGACGGCCAACATCCATACGTTCGGTAATGACACCACCCGTGCAACGCTGCGAGATGTTTGCAGGTAGCGTCTTTCCAGTCACCCGTGCGCAGGAATCTATAAAGCTCAACAACAACCTGTCGCTGACTCCTACGCGAAATGACGTTCACGGCTTCGATGTCTTGAGCTTTGGAGGAGAAGATACTTCGGGCAACGAAAAGTCCTCTGGCACAAGAGCACGCACAGACAATGGGATACTTGTGAAGTCTACCCATCCTCGCAATGTTCGAGCGTCAACGAGAATGTGCCCTTCGCTTGTGCGCACGAGCTTGTGTGTCTTCAGCTTTCCACACGACCCGAGCTTGTAGTCCCATTGCCCATAATCGCAGGTCACTGCCATCATGGTCGTCGCGTTCCAATCGATGACGATGCTTACGTGCTCTGGCATCGACACGTACAGCATGTTTCCCATGCTTGGCGACCGAGAGTCGTTGTGCCGCGCCCACACGAAATGCTTCTTCGTGCCGTACACGAGCTTGGACAAATTCTGTCCGATCTCCCAACCAGACCCAACGACATCTCGGTTAACTATGCTTTCGTCTTTGCAGCCTAACGCCCACAAGATGAACTGTGGCAGGTCTCCACAAGAAGAGTACTTCGGCCAGACCTGACGCCCCTCAGTGACGAAGTCATAGATCGGATCCCCGAACGCGCACAGCTTACCTTTGACTGCATACTTGGCGAGGGCTTTGGCCGCCAACGAAACCATTGGTGTCGGAAGCTGCACCTCTTTCAGGTCTACGTACCCGCCATGCGGACCATCAATCCGTGCCATCGGTAGCCCCCTTCTTAGATTCAAGCTGTTTTCGTGATAGTAACGAATTGGCTACGCTGTGGGGTACGGCTTGGAACGATGTCGCATCGACGACCGCTTGCGCTCCTATCCACACCATGACGACCCACTTCGAAAACTCCAAGGCTTCAGAACCTGAGACCTTGCCGAGTGCGGCCAACACGGTCACGCATGCAATCGAGACGAGCATGACAACGGCTTTACGGCTTGTGAGCATATCCCAAATAGACGGATTCATGGTGCTACCTTCCAGCCAACGATACGTAACATCTCGCTCCCAGGTTCGATTAACTCTGGTGCTGGTGGATGACTAGGTATCTGATTGTCCATCCATGTCACGAAGACCTTACGAACAAAGTAGTCTGATGTAGACTCAAATGGTGGTGTGGGGATGTCTACTTGAAATGTGATTCGCGTAGTAAGGTTTCCCGCATTATTCATTGTTGGATACATGTGACTAGTAGCACCCACAATGTTCCATAATGGGATGTCGGCTACTCCATCATTGTAGCCTGCTGATACGTAATGATAGCCTTGAGGCCCAACAGGGTCATATGGATATATGTGCTTTAGCACACGTGTTATCTCAACACGGATAGCCTTAGCATTTGGGGGAAAATGGATTCCATCATATAGTGTCCATGTTACAGTCTCAAATAGTCCCGTCGATGGAGCATCCGGTGCAATTGCAGGCGAACATAGATTGGTCGTTGCTAATTTCCCGTCCACCATAATCCAATCGCCGTCGCTAATTGACGGCGCTGGGAGCACTGTTCCTGATGGGTGCGATGGGCCTGTTAAATGTGTGCCGCAAAATCCAGATGCGACTACGCAACCAGCAGAACTTGACCCCAAGATGCCCGTCCATGTTGGAAGGGGGATGGGCAATAATGGCGCTCCGCGCCAATCAGGCGGAATTTGTGTCATAACCTTAATCCCTGGAAGGTACCAAGGCACCCGAGGCACTCCTCTTGAGTACATCCTCCAGCCTGAAAGATTACGAGGAAATACAGTCCACAAATACCATGGGAGCCCGCTAGACCATGCCGTAAGTCCTGCAGCCCACAGACTGTCTACGGCAGTTCCAGGCTTCCATGGGTCGAGCAACACACCGTCTGAACTAAGCAAATACCCGCGAACTTTCAACATTGCTGCTTCTTGTTCGCTTACCCCAAACAGCCCGCAAAACATCTCAGTATTATCGTAGGCACTAACGTGTGCTTGCTTCTGCACTAGCGTGATTTCTCGCATATCGAAGAACGGACCTGGTGCAGCTTCTTTTGCCAGCGGTCGAACATCCCACAGGTCACACTGATCTAACGTAGTTGCTGTAGATGGAACACGAATCACACATATGGGAACACGTCCTGTAACCATGCCAGGGAAGCCGCCCCCGGGCGCACCTTTAGTTACATGGTATTGCAATCTAGCGCGAGTAACCTTATTCACCAACACAGGTGAGAATAGTCCGGTTGTAGTATTGAAGATATCCCTACTGTCTGATTCCACAACCTCAAGGTACGGATTAGCGCTAATCACATCGATTCTCGTAGCACCGCTACCTGGATCGATTGTAACAACACCGTCTATTAGAATCCCAGGATCGTGTACGAACCGCCAATTTGAATCGTCTGCTCCTGCTGCACCGTCATTCATGTACATTACGCCTGGCGTAACCCGAAGGCTCAACGACGCAGGTTGGGGCTGCACCATCAACCCGTTGATGATTACAGCATTCGACTGAGGCGGAGCATATTCGAGAATGCTCCCGACCGCAGACAAGCTGAAACCTGTCACACCGAACATGTATCGCATTAGTTCGGCTAAGTCTGCGTCTTTGAACTTCTGCAACCGATTGAAATCGGTAGAGATTGCACGTTCGCGCGTATTGAATACTAGGCTCTTGGTTCCACTAGGCATGATACGTTCCTATAGCCAACCGTTGGCTTCTTGTTCTGAGATCAACGACCTAGAATTAGGTGACGCGCGTATTACTGTCATACGTTCCATCATCTCTAAGGTTGCCCATGGGCATACAGCTACTAACGCTGCGGTAAGTGCAGCTCGGGTATGTCCGGTTACTACCACAGTTGGAGCTCTTGGTAGATTGTCGATGATACTTTGCATTGGATCGGCCATGTGAACCTCACTCGATCTCGAAAGCATACGACACTCCCGCAGCTTTCCGTTCGCCTATAGTATCCCAAAGTTGCCGGTAGACACGACCCTCTAACCAAGGAAAACCATCGAAAAAGTCAGGGTATGGCGTCGTATCAAATGCACCGTAGGGGTGATCGTCATACGCAAATCCGAAATCACCTTGTTTTTGTCTAGGTAAAGATATCACAAAGAAAGCGCGCATTTCGCTGTAGTCGACAAGCAACTTCCAGCGGTCCTCTGGCCTACTCACAGGATCCATGTCGTAGGCAAAACTATGTGCTGGCGCCTCTCCTGCGTCACAATCGAAGAAAAATCCAGGAAATTGGATCGTGCCTATCTCACGAAATGTTCCTTGTACCCCTAACGGCAGCAGTACTTGTTGCATCGTACGCTTGATCGCATTGGGGCACACTACGTCAGCAATCTCATCGGTACGTTTGCGGAAGACCGTGTCGTCCTCCCCAACAAGCCGATAAATGCCACGTTCGGCGGCTAAAAGGTCCAACCAAGCTGCCCTACCGCCGCTAGGGCATACCGGGTTACTGACAGTAAGCCCCCAAACGTCGATCCAGTCAAGAATCTCCCACTCGGCGGTCGCTGCTTCGGCGACCCATGCAGGTGTAGTCGTACTGATATCCGGAAACAATGCCGGATCTAAGATGGCAAATGCGCCGGATTGCGCTCCGATAAGGCTTCTCCCAGCGCCAACCTCAAACCATCCTGATGTGAGCACAATTGTGAGCGTGAAATACGGATCGACTCCGCTTTGCTTCAGTACTGTACCTCGTGCGAGCGTTCCTGGCTGGTAAACTGCTTCGCCTTCAATGAAGCGCAATCGCCCCAGAGGCCCCCATATTGGGCACCGAAACACGAATACACGTTCGAGGATGATCGATCCGCTTGTTGGCGATGTTGCAGCAAGGTCTGGACGAACATACCCGATAACACGTGCGATATTGCCTTCGTTTGCCCCACCAGTCATGCGTACGTATTGCCCGACATGCTGCGGAACAAATGTGTCAGGCTCGTTGTACCCGTCGAGCTTCACTGTGTTACCTGAGATACTCACAGTGCCCCTAGTGTTCGACAGCCCTGTTCCAATCTGCTCGATGTGAGTGATGCTTTCGGGGGACGGATTGTTGTACCCATACCCGAAGTCCGCTGCATAAACCTTGGCAAATACCGACGCGGCTTCACCCGGGTTCAACACGAGCTGCGGAGTAGGCGAGTAGAATCGCGGCACGTACACCTCAAATCCAACAGGATCACCCGACTCCATTGCAATCGGTTGCACTCGAATATCGGCGCTTATCACCACTGGTTGGTCGATGAGCTTGGTGCGTTGCACCGCAAGAGGTACTTCGGCTTTGCGCCCTCCGTGCGCTTCGGCACAGCTTTGTCCACTCCACGGCTTGAGGTACATCGCTTGCGTTGTACGTTCTATCGCCTTAGATACACGTACAAGCTGCTCGATGAGCTGATTGTAGACCTCTAACCCGTTACCATCCCCAGCCTGAATAAGTGGGTCTAAGTAGGTTGAGTCCGCAGTCGACGAAAGTAACGCGCGAATATCATCTGCCGTATACGCTGTGGTAGGGTCGTCGTCTGGGGTGCATGCGGGCTGTACCGATACGAGTTGGCATTCGACGTACACAACAAATGACGCCCACGAAACTGTTCCGGTTGGAGCATACGCAGCATCAATACGGACTTCGAGTGTATCTTCTGCAGCAACTACTACAGGTGATGTGAACGTTGCTGCAAACTCGATGAGTCCAACTACCTCGACAAAGTACCCAAATTCAGCTGTTACTACACCGTTCTTGAGCACACACGCGCGGTAATCTGGCCCTGACGGGGAAAGCCCGGTCACATCGACTGTGCCCTTCACGCCGAGCACAACGCCCTCCCAACCAGGTGGAACCGTCACCATGGGAGACATCAGTGCGGGTACTGCCACGCACGGACCGAGATTGCATTCTGCTCGTAGCTCCCACGGTTGCAAGTTCATCATTCCGCCTGCACGTTCTCGACGCGAGTGCGAAGCGTAACTCCGCCGGCTGGATAGATGTCGCCAGCAGGTTCTACGATAGAGCTGTCATCCACCAACAATCCGTCATTTCGGTACCGCTGCAACACGCTGTATATTGCCGACCGGGTTAGAGGTGCGCTGACAGGAATCGTGTTAATGTACTGTACAACTGACTGACGAATGATCTCCGTCAACGAATCTGTGTCCACACCAGCAACGAACACCAATCGCAGGAACACGTCTACAATCTGCGGCATGCTTGGGTAAACAATAACTTGAATACCTCCGGCTCGGTACTCCATCAATCCATCGCGTACCTGTTGCGCCATCACTTCGGACGCAACCCCTGAGCTATCTGCAATGTAGAGTTCGATAATTCGAACAGGGCTACCTGTCGTACTCAACGTCTCTACGGCAGTTGCGCTCTCAACGCCTGAGATCGCACGAGCACCAAATTCGATTGCCGGCAACACACCTCGACGTACAGTCCTCCAAAAATCACGAGCACGATTGCGGAACGTGTCGTCATCTTCGACATTCTCACCATGAGCTGTCGCAGCGTCGTTAGTAACTTGCAACGTACGGTCGAAGAGTGCAGTAGGATCTGAAAACTTCCGAATTGCGTTCGCTCCTACTTGGCTCTCTTTCCCAGCCTGAACTGCTCGCACGTTAGCGAAGTTTTCGAGTGCTGATACTGCAAAGCTACATGTTGTCGTTGTGATGTACTCGATTCCGGTAAGCGTAAGCAGCTTCGTGTCTATTGGAATCGTTCCTGATGACCCGGCAGTGTCTCTCCAGAAGCGAACACGTCCGATAGCAGGAGCTGCGCCTTTTCGGATGATTTGATATCGGTCGGCTACCCATCGGTCGAGGGCTTCATCTTCGGCGCCATCCAACATCAAGTCGTTGATGCTTTGGATGAGCTGCATTACCAGCGCATACGAAAGACCTGATCCTACACCGCAAAAAATATTGACATCGCTTCCCTGCACGTATACTTGAGCCGGGTCGATGCGTAGCGCTTTCTGCAGAACGTAGTCCGCGCCAATCTTGAAGAGATCCAAACGGCTCGGAAGATCTGGCATGCGAGGCTCCTACACAGCAAAGGGAACGTCAACGCGTAAGTCTAGCCCATCTTTCGTGCGTACGTAAGTACGATACCGGATAAGACTCGGCACGTTCTCATCTTGAACTATCTGGCACACGCATTTTGACACATCTGGCTCTTGCGTGATCTGCTTCTGCCCTTTGGCTATCAGCCGCGCTCGTGTCGCAGCCGTGTTCGACTTCTTCAGTTCTTGTGGAACTCCGACGCCGTATCCAGGGGCATGAGGAAAGCTGTCCTCGGCAGAAATTAGCCGCCGAATGATGCGCTTTCGCAGATTGGTTCGGCCTTCGTCTGCACCGTAATCCCCTGTGTCATCCACGACGAATGTACCGAGCAAGTCCTCCGAAGGTTGTGGAAGCGGGTCGTAGAAGGCCGACAGTGTTTGTGGATTCGCAATGTCGCGTTTAGGTACCACTAGCTCGGGTAGTTGCACGGCAAGCATGCGATACACAGCACGAGCTTCAAACTCGACTGTGATTGCAGCCGGGTGCCCTGCTCCGTACAGGTTGACTACGCCGACGTAGTAGTGACACGGAAAGCACGACATCGGTCGGTCTACAGTCAAATCAATGAAGCGCCCGTAGTCGTACTCACCAACGTACGAAGGGTCTGTGCGCGTTGCCTTCACCGGCTTGACTTCGCGCACGGATTGGCTGTCCATGCCGACTGTGCCAGTGACAACGCGGACGCTGTAGTGCTCGATGCGCGAACCGTCGTGCGGGTCTCCAATCTCAGTCCAGTCCACGACCGAGTTGAATTTCAATCGGAACATGTTCTCACGGATTGATTGCACGTCCAGTAGTTGGAACACGCCAAAGGGAGACTCGCCGAAGCTGCCTCCCCATGGAGTCAATCCCCACGGTCCGCCGCCATATCCACCTGCCATCATGCCCTCATGTACTTTTCAGTGTCAACGTCATCTGGGTCACGCGGCCCGGATGCTTTACGCCCTCCGCCCCATTCTACTCCTGCCGAGACATCAAAGGGGTCTCCCAAGTCACACTTGAACTTAAAGCTGAAGTTGAATGTCGGTGGAAACGGAATGCTGAAACTAGGTAATTTGAATCGAAGATTGAACTTGAATGTTGGGATCTGGAAACTACAAATACTAATCGCACCAGGCGCAGGCTCAAAGCTAGCGCTCGCATCTACGCCGACTTGATCCTCAACACTTGGCTCATCCGGAGGCGGGGGGTACCCAGGCATTATACTAGCAATCCTACTGCCCCTAACCCGGGCATTCCTGTTATTCCGTCTGTCGGACTAGGTGGACGTTGTAATCCAGTTTGGATCAATCCTAATTGCGCAGGTGGTAGAGGTGTTGCTGCTGCCGCAGGAATTGCTCCTGTTAGAGGCAAAAATGCGGGAGGTATTCCGGACGGGTCAACCATTGTTGCTGCTAGGGACACTCCGGTAAGCGGTGTTACTCCTGTTGCTGCAAGCACCGTAGCCCATGCTACCATTGCTTGGTTTATCAAGTTGCAGATAGCCTCTACCGTTGTCGCATGAAAGAATGGCCACCCGCCAGCCGTGCCGATAGACAACACTCCAGGGACCATAAAGGTCGATGCCGTTCCGTCCCCATTCAGATCTACTACCACCGCTGCGTCTTTTCCTTTGATTAGGAACTTGTCGTCCTCAAGTACGTACTGAATCTGAAATGCGCCTTCATTTCCAACGAATCCTACCCAGTCGGGACCCATGTGAAAGATGGTCTTGTTGCCATCCTTGAGGTAGATCGCGCCACTCTTATCGATCAAAAAACATGCTTCTGTTGGGATCTGTTTGATCAGGTACGAACTGGGCGCAGCAAACTCAAAGATGTACGGTGCGCGAACACGACGGAACCCTACGTTGTTCTTGGTGACGTCTGCACCTCCAACCATTGTAGGAAACTTGTCGATGCTCTGATTTAGCCGAGCGATGATGATTGCGTTCCGCTCGCTACCTTCGGGCATCACGACCAGAACTTCGTCCTTTTCCAGGAACGGGTACCAGTCCGCCTCGCCGTTGCCAGCTACGAAACTCGCAACTCTGCACCGAACTTGTTTGCCAGCTGGCTGTAACGTGACATTGACTAGCGGGCCCATATCCTCGTCGAAGACTACAGACTTCTCTTCATCGCTCTCGCCGTCTGCGTCGACGATGGCATAACTGACCCACTCGCGCGGATCCATGCCTGGCCCAGAGAAGGCCTCACGCAAGGTCTGCATATCAAAGTCGCCGAACGACTTAGACCGTTTCATCGTGGCCCCCACGGTGTGCTAGCACCGCGCGACGGGAACTGCCCGGGTACTGCATCGGGCGCGAGCGAATTATCCCAATTTGACATATTCGGGGCATTTGGGCTACCAGACCCGAAGTCGGAGCCACTCGACGTAGCAGTCTCCTTGTCAGTCGTAGCTGCCTGAGACTTTTCGGCAGTCGTCTCATCCTTGCTTTTCTTAGCTTGTTGCTTGTCCTTCTTGGTCTTCCCGCCCTGCTCCAATTCTTCGCCCTTAGGCAAGAGCTTTTCTGCTCGTACTGCTATGTAGTTTACGCCTTGAATATCGAGCTTTACGCCGTCTTCAACATTCCACGTAATTCCCAGACTTTTCAGCCGAAATGTGCTTTGAAATCCACGGTCGGCATAGACCTTTGCGTACGTGCTAGCGAACGAATCACTGAATCCTACACTTTTCAAAAATGCTTGAGACCGGCTTTGCACAAGCAACATACCTTCGAGATTGGTGATCGCACTGAACGTTTCACCTTCTTCGTCACGGTGTACGAGCACATTGAATGGGTCTCCCGCCTTCATGTCCAGAATGTCGGGATCGAGGTTCCCCCCACCAAAGCTAGCAAGATTGTAGGTCTGCAAGCTGACAGACATCTCATTGCGCCCTTGTGTATCGTACACACTCTGTGCTAACAGTCGTAGCGTCTTTGCATCTTTCACCCCAGATACTCTCCACACAAGCCACTTCTGTTCGGCCTTATCCCCTGTGATCGGATGTACAACCTGATCCCCTGGCAACGGGAACCGCGCCACAAGTGTAGTCTTTTTCTCGCCAGAATAACACCTAACCTCAACGTTAGTTGGCTTACCTTTACCAAAATTCCGCTCTATGCGAAGCGATGAGATGTTTCGTCCGTAGATGAAATGCCTGGAATCAAAGTTCTTGCCACTAGGTAACGTACGCCCTTTGAACGAGTCGTCCGGACGTCCGCTGAACTCATTCGAGTACAAGGTTCGCACGGGTTGTACTACAATGATGCTTCCTTCTGCGCGTATGTTGTGCCCGACGCTCCCGCAAATGTCTGTCAGGTAGTCCATGACGCTAGTCTTATCTGCAGCACCTCCAGTTGGGGTCGGCCCCTGCTTAGGGCGATACGATGTCTTTGACAATGCTTCTTCAAGTTTCGGAATAGGGATCCCACTAGGCCGATATTCGACTGTGAGCCCTGCAAACTGCGGAAAGTTTGCTAGAAAGTCGGCAATACCCTTGTCCAGTTCTTCCTTAGACGCGATCACGCATTTCGGGGGTTGTATCTGGTCGATCAACATCTGCGTGTTATCACGACACTCCAAACGCGCAAGAGGCTCGTCATCGTCCCCTATATCCGCTTCCCACTTGTCTACCCACCCTTGGAACCGCAGGTTTGTGCGCAACGTTCCGTTCCCGTCGGTGTACGTGTCGGGCACCAGATTCAGCGGCTCGTTTGGATTCTCGCAATTGCCGCCGAATGTTAGCCCTCTTGTCGCTCCTGCAATGCCTCGTTCAAAGTCTTCCGCCTTCACTGTTCCGAGGTAGAACTCAATTGCACACGAACGCACAGTTCGCGGATCTATTGGAAGGTCGATGTACCGTATCGACACGTTCAACGTGTCAGCTTGCCGAGTGCCGTTGAGCCCCAAGTTTGCTTCACGCGGGATGATGCCGCCTACTACTTGCGTCAGCCCGTCTGCTGACGAGTCTTGGTTCTGCGGGCCTCCAATAGGTGGTGGTGCTCCGCGCTGTACCAGTCGCCACTGCTTTGCGCCCGTAATTGGGTCGGAATACTCTTGCACGTCAAGCGGAGCACGGTTCGACTTCGTACCCTTCGCTAGTGTCACTGGCACCTTCGGAGCTAACTCTTTGACCTTGGATTCCTTTGCCTCGAACTCCTCGAACCGTATGATTAGACGCACCTTACTTGATGGATAGTAAGTTTGGTCAGGATACTCCTGCGCCATCACACCCCTCGCGCAGTAGACAACACAGGGATTACCAGAGGCTTGCCTGGAGGCAATCGTACGGTGGTCAGCTTGATCTTGTTGGTCCTCAAAATGTCAATTGCATGGTCGGGAGTACCGTACCACTTCTTTGATATCGAATACGCCGTGTCCCCTTGCTTCACGACATGCACGCCGAGGATCGTTCGAGACGTCGTGTTCTGCGTCGCCGTGCGACGAACTGCTTCGTTGCGAGCGCCACCCATCTGGGAGATTTGTGTCTGTGCCGACACCGCCATCACTTGTGACTGCCTCGCGAGTTCTCGTCCCGTACCTATCGTGCTTCCAAAATACTTTGCAGACCGCGTGAGATCGGCAACGTTGTGCTTCGTTGTGTAGGCTTCCGGGGGCATACGGCTCATCGTGTCGCAGTACTGATTGCAAATGTACGTCGTGTTTCTGGCTACGCTTAGTAACGAATTGGCTACGCTGTATGGTACGGCTCGGAACTTGTTCGCCATGTCTGCAACGCGACGGAGGCTGTTGACTTGCTGCCGGACCGCGCGCCCGAACGAATCGGCAATCGCCATTGGAGCATTCGCCAGAGCTTCGAGCTGTCCTAATGTGAGAAAGGACGTACTCTTCTTGAGGCCCTTTGCGTAGGCATTGATCGCATTAAAGTTAACGGCCGTATAACACTGCTCGGCGTAGGACAGATACTTCGAAATACTCGATGCCTCTTCGTCGTCGCGTGTAGCTACAACCTTCTGGACGGTACCGCCTCTGCTCTGCCACTCCCACTCGAATTTCCATTTGATGTCTTCGAGTCGGGTATGTGGGAACTCCCAGGTCTTGCACCGACCCTCGCGTACGAGGTTGAATTCCTGCCCGAGATAGTCCTCTGCCACCCACGTTACACGAAGCCGTTGCCCGCTGTAGAATATGGAATCGAACAAATCTCGGAGCGTCGTCGGGTTGACTACGCTCGAACTGTTTCCACCACCTTCGCTATACTTGCACGGATTGCGACCCAACAACGTACGATGCCATTCGCCCTCCCAAGAGACCGGAACTTCGCGAGGACCGAATACTTGCTGAGTTGCCTCTTGGGGGTTACCTGGGTACCACGCAGTGACTAGCTTTTGTTCGGTCTTCCATGCTACGCCTTGATGAGGAAGACCCGCACCGTGAAGCTCAACTCGCCGTTTCTGTCCGGCTAGCTCCTCGACAATGACGACTGTAGCTCGTTGCTTCGGCATTATCCTAGGTTCCCCACTCTGCTCTGCGTCGGTGTCAGCGCGGCTTTCAAGAGGTCTCGTTGGAACACAATGGCAATACGGTCAGGATCTTGGTCTCTGAAGTCCTGTTTGATGTTGAACGTGTTTCCTCCACCAATGAGCGGACCCCTATGTGGGGGCGGAACTCCGCCTTTCCCCTTACCCACAAGTTCCGCAAGATTGTTTGCCGCCTGCTCGAATTCGGGCCCTGCTGCCTTGAGCGCTGCTATGAGTGCATCAAATCCTCCTGTTATGCTCTCTCCCGACATAAATAGCGAATACTGCAAAGCATTACTGTTAGTCAGCGTAGATAACGCGACCTGCATCAACCCGGCATTCCCTGATGCAGCTGCAGCATTGAACATCGCACTGTATTGAGATGCCATATCGGCCATTGCAGCTTGGGTATCAGACTGAACGAGCATCTTCTCGCGATCCAAACTGTTGGCGAGCACATCTCCAAATCCTATCTCAGGTACCGGAATGTTCCCCCCCGCCCCTCGCCCAGTGGACATAGATTCGGTGTTGGCATAGCTCGCTTGCGCCGCGATGAACTCTGCACGTTTACCTTGCAGAGCTATTTGTTGATCGACTACGGCCTCTTCCTTCTTGTTAAGTGCTAATTGTGCTTCCAACCCGCGATTTGCTACACCTACAGTCTCATCCCATAGCAGATACGCGTTGTAGGCAGCAGTACCTACAGCTGCGATCGCAAGTGTCGCGGCACCTAATGCAACGGCTGCGCCCATTGCTCCAGCCGATGCGGCCATCCCGAATATGGGTGCTCCTGCAGCACCTGCGCTAGCTATTGCTTTCACGACGAACCCTGCACCTTGCGCTGCGGCACCTACACCGGGCACTCCACTTGCCGCTTTAGCTGCTGCTAACGCAAGGATAATCTCCTTGTGCGCAACCATGAATTGCAACACGGACATCAGCGCAGCAGAGCCCTTTTCGAGTGCGGACCATATCTCGTTGCTGTGCGTCTGTAGGTAATTGAATGCCTCTTGCATCTTGGCAGCGGCTTCTTTCGACCATGCGCCTACCTTGTCGCCTAGCGACTTAGCCCATTGTTCGACTGCATCCTTATGTTCTGTGAAGTACTTACGAAGTTGCTCTAAAGACGGACGTATTGCATCGAGGATGCCCTTCAACACTGGAACTCCAACCGTCTCTAGTAACAACGCCTTCTGTTCCTTGATAGACGTGATGAGTTGCCCCATCGACATCGGAATGGTCTTGGCTTTCGCCGCCATAATTTCAATGGCCTTTTCGGCCATTGCCGTAACCGGAGCTTGTCCGGTCTTCCCCCATTCAGCGGCAATTGCTTTGATGTGCTTTGGCGCCTTTGCTAAGGCATCCTCAGACGCCATCATAGTCATGTCCTTGGCAATCTCCTTTGCCGTACCTCCCATCAATCCAGCCTGTTTGATGAGCATTACAATTGGATTGCGCGCACGAACAACGCCCATCTCTACCATCTGGAAGCCTTGAGTTATCGCCTCAAGTCCCCCAGGCACAATACGTCCGGCCATCGCTGCTTGCTCGACCATCTTTGTAATGTGGTCGGTAGACTTACTCGACCGCGCGGAAATATCCTCAAAGGCTTCAACCATTGAATGATGGGACGTTCCGGTTTCAATTCCGACCATCTGCATCTGATGGACGTAGCCTTCCGCTTGTTTCTGGAGACTGCCCCAACTTCGGCTAGGATCGGACACCATCATCAACGTGGACGCCATATGCCGAACTTCGGTATTGTGCGCCTTTGCTGCTCCGATCATCTCGGTCCACATACCGCCGAGCCCCGAGACCATACTGCCGATATTGACTCCGATAGCAACAGCTGCCGTCTGCTTCGCAAAGTCTGCGAGCTTACCTACAGCAGAACCGGCAGCCCCCGATACTCGGTCGAACCCACTCTTGATACTGCTCAACGCCGAACTTGCACGATCTTCGAGCTTTAGTACCGCCGCAACCTGAACTTCGGTATTCTCAGCCATTGCGTTCGTTCCATCCAGGTACAGCGTCCTCGTTTTCCAACATTTCAGTTAGTACGGCAGTTGCGGCATCCAACTCCGCAACAGGTCGGTGATTCCATCCGAAGAAGTCCACACGTCCGTACCTTGATAGTGCCATCTTCTGCCGCATTCTAGCCTTCACCCGATCTTCCACATCGAACTCTATCAAATGCCAGGCAGGTGCCGGCTCACCGTAGATTTGAGCGACTAGGAGCGTCTTGCACGCCTCGTAGTGCTCGTACAAATCGAAGGGCTCCCAGCCCTCGCGGGCTAAGAGACGTCCTCGATATGCAAACAATTGACGAAAAAATCGGCTTGGTCCTCCGAACTTAGAGCATGCGTCTTGAGATACACATTGATGAGCTGTTGCCGATAAGCCGGTCCGATCTCATCCCAGAACGTGTTGACATTTCCTGGCCCGGGCCTCCCCGACCAATCAACTTTCACACCGTCGATTGCCCGAATAGTCATTTTCGTCATCTCGGACACCGAACGAAGGTTTTCGCCCATACACCGCTTAAGGGACACCATCTCTTCAGACGCAGTGAGCCCCCATATGATGATGCTACGATCTCCCTTGCTTGGAATTCGAGTGAGCTTAGCCTTGCAGCGTACGTATGTGACAAGCACCTCGGGTGGCATGGCAAGATTTGGGGGCACGACAACCCAAGCTGGATGCGTTCCGTGCGGCCGCGGTTCGACATCGTCGATTGCCAGAATGGGTTCTACAGCGTCGCTGGATTCTGGGCCAACTTCGCCTAAGAGTGCCTTCTCTTCGAGAGTGAGATTGGTAGATACCGTCGCTCGGACGGCGTCGGCAAACGTATCAGGTTTACCCCTCTGCCGTTGTGCTGCTGCGTTCATTACTGCGCCTCCAGTTAGGGTGGGCTCTCTCGGGGAGGTTGGAGGCGCAGGTTTAGCTGCGGGTGACCACCTCGATAGAGCCCAGAAACGGGCCTAAACCCGACTGCGCCTCCGTCCACATGCTTAGATCCTTTGCGGAACTTCGCACATACCGTCTAGCTTGACCTTCACATAGTCACCACGGGAACTGATGTTGATAGGCGTAGCTCCGAACTTTGCGTCCCCAAACATCATGGTCGGGGACTCCCCGTTCGGGAAGTTCATGACGGCCAGGATGTTGAACTGTAAGTCTGGGGTTACACGCATTTGCCGGTCCAGGATGGATTGATGGAAATCAAACCATTCTGTTGCATGCAGGTTCAGTTCGAGATCGAACTTCGTCTGATTGTAGATGTCATCAACCTGATTCCACTTCTCGCCAAGGTAGCCTTGAGTCTTGGTTTCAGATTGAAACTCTGCATTGAAGTTCTGAATGTCCGTTAGAGTAGTCTGCGGTTCACCTGCTTTGCAGATGATAATCTGCACTTCTTGGCCTTTCAACCTTTGAGACATATTGACCTTCTTCCCTTGACAACTAGACTGTTTCAGTCGTCGTGATAACCGACTCGCCGATCATGGTTTCAAGCGTAATACTATCCAAACTGGATAGCGTGCGGATCTTCAACACTAGTCGGTAGAGACCCATGGCGAGCTCGGTTGGCGTATTTGACGAATCGCTCAAGGAGTAGCTATTCTGTCGGTTCTTGAGCGTATCCATGTAAGCGACGATCTCGCCTTTGACTGCCTTACGGCGCATAGCAGTTGCGAGCTTCTTCGAAAAACCCTTGAGACGGAGAGCCATGGTGTCTTGCACCATGTCTGCGTACCGGCGACGCGCGATGTTTCGGTAGTTCGGGTACACGGCAGGATCGACACTTGTCACACCTGATTGGAAGAACGCGGTTCCTCCGTCGATACGGATCGCACAAATGCCAGACGACCTGAAGTTTGTGTAGTCGATGATCGTGAAGCCTTGGGCATTCGGGCTTGTTTCGACACTGTTGATTGCAGTGAGGAATGGAGTTTCTTGTCCGGGATTCTCTTCTGGCGGAAGCTGTGACATCAAACTGGCGAGGAACCCATCGGCCCCCACGTCGACAGCTCCAGTTGCGGTGAAGCCTGCACCTCCTGCAGTCCCTCGGGTGGCAATCGACGGTACCGTCGTGTTGACCCCAGGATAACAGTACGCTACCCGTTGGTCTCTGTACGCGCCGACTCCTGGTTCAGCTGCCGTACTGCGAGCCGTCGAACGTGTGATGCCAAGAGGGGCGCGAACACAAGCGAACCGCCCAAAGCATCCGTTCGCACTAGCATCAATTGCATTCGACTTTACCATACGACGGACAGTGTTGGACTGGCGAGCACAGAAGGAGATGTTGACCTCCTTTGCAACCGAGTTCAGATCGACGGTGCTGGCATAAGCTGTTGTGTAGGTGGCATCAATTGCAGCTTCCGACAATGCGGCCACTAGCGGCGCGTAATTGATGCATGCAAAAGCGCCAATGTCTGGTGCGTCGTATACGGTCGTGATCGTACCTGCAACAGCTCCCACATTCGTTCCGTCGTCGAGTGCTGGGCGAACCTTCATAGTATAAGGTCCCGCACTAGCAGCCGTAATGCTCACATCCTGCATGGTGACCCACTCGGTCCCACCGGAGTTCCGCACGCGCGTGCCTGCGGATAGCATACCTGCGTCTCCAGTTGCGGCACTAACTACAACATCCAACGGAGCGAATCCAAACGCGATTGCAGTTGAAGTACTCTTGACTTTCAATGTGCCCGTGCCTGGAATACCGATGTTGATCATCCGAATGCGAGATTGACTGTCTGTTGTGACCTTGAGATTCGGATCGGCTGCGACGCAGACCGTGTGAGCTTCAGATACGCTAACGGCTGCAATGTTCTGTACGTTACACGTACCAGGAGCCGGATGCGTAACCGCAGCCGACAAGCCTAGCTTGGTGAGTACGCCTGTAGAGCCACTCACCACACCGACCGTACTTGCATTGCCCTTGATGCGAGCAGTCAGCCGAAGCTCACCACCAGACACTGTGGCGAATGTCCAACCAGCATATTGATTGATGCGAGCCGCAACCTGTGTGGCGGTCTGGTCACTGGACAAGAAAGTCGTGGTGAATTGCGGTTGATCGTCCCAGTACAACGTGAGCGTTTCACCACCAGCAAACACCGTCGGGTAGGTACCACCAGAGCCGGTCACGGCTGCTACGATTGCAGTAAACGTAGCTGTCACATCACCGGCGCCGCTATCGACAATTAGCGTCTGCCCCGAGTCAAGTACGTACCGCCATGCCGCAATACCTGTAAGCATTGCGCAACGGGTAAACGTCACAGACCCGGTACTCGTATCCGCGCGCACAAGCACGAGACGCTTGAACTTCTTTCCGTTGAGCTGCACGATAGAGTTACCGTTCCAATACTCATCGACAAGCGCTGCATCTGCACGACGCTTGACGGCGCAAGGATTGTTAGCTATCACCCCTCCGTAGGCGTAGCCGTGCGTTCCGAACACGTTCTTCAAATCGGTTGAGCTTGACACCTCTGTTGGCGTATTGAACGGGCCGTTTTCAAACTCCCCTACCAACATCACAGTACCTGTACCGATCCCCTGAATGCTAGCAGGCGGTTCTAGGTCGAGAATGTTGATGGACTCGATCTCAAGCAGCACCTCATTGCCCGGATCGAAGAGAAATCGTCTAATGAAACCACTCATCTGATGTCTCCTATGCTGCTCGGTCTACGAGTCGCAACGTTGCGACATAGTTTCTCACGTTCCATCGTTTACGTCTACAGCTGTGTACGGCTGCAACGTGACAGCGTTCACAAGCGCCACTACGTTGAACCGCATTTCGATTGAAAAGTTGGTCTGTAGCCTACCCTTTCGGGCTGCATCGTTGCTTATATTCATACGGTCGAGCAAAGTGAAGCATACCGTCTCGTCCCAATAATCGGGCATTCGAAATCGTACACCGTACATGTACTCGATTGGCGTTAGCGATACTTCGATGCCAGCGCACAGAGCTCGACGCATCGTCCTAGTTGGCGCCCATACTTCTAACGTGAAGATCTCGAAGTACTCGCTCTGCCATTGAATGACTGTACCTTTGCCAAACTTGTCCCTTGTTGATTCGTCAAGGTATGCACACAGCCCGATGCAGTTATAGATGGCTTTACCAGGAGTGATTGCCATTGCCGGCAACTCTGCCTCTTGGATTGCGTCAGCGTCCTCGATGAAAAACCGGTCTGGGCAGATTTTGAAGTCCTTAGAGGGACCGGGATTCGTAGCGGATACTTGGCTACCAGTGGGCACATAAAATGTAAGCTCTCCAATGTACTTCCGCAGAATGCTTAGAGCTACACTACGCCCATCCACTACAGGCAACGGCGGAGGCATGCGAGGGGGGTAGACAGTCCCCCAAGGCAATCCTTGAATCAATGCCGTCGCGTCGCCTTCGTACCTCACGGCTTCCCCATCTCAGCCGCAACATGTTTGTTGATTCTGGCTTGGATATTTGCACAAGCCTTCTCCAAGATGCGGAGTCCATTCGGCATCCACATACCTCGACGCTGTATTGACAATGCGATGGCAAATGCAATCTGCCGAACCTCGGTTGCCGTCTGAGCTAACCCATGCACCTTCACCCAGTGAGCAAGCTCATCAATCATCTTGCGCCCAATAGGGGCTCCGGCGCGTCGTCCGTACTCGATGATTGGCGCGTGCGGCGCCGTACTGAACACGATTGCTCCGTCGGGCAGCATTTTCGTCTTCCAAGACCCAGCATAAATGCCACGAAATCGCTGAAGACCTGATGCCGGGATGTACGACGATACGATGTCCCTATGCATTTCGACAGCAGCGGACTGCAACCCTTTGATTGCAGCCGTGCGTACCTTCGTATTGAAGAACGCCTGGATCTTCACCCCAGCATCTTCAAGCCGAAACACATACGCCATTATCCCTCACATTGCGTGGTTAGAGTTGCAGTTGTTGCGTCGTGATCTGTGCCTATCCGTTCGAGCAAAATATCCCACGAAACCGAACCGGCTCGTCGATGCGGCTTTGCAGCCAGTCTGAATCGCTGCCGTAACGGCACAGGATCGCCCCGCCCGTCTTCGAAGATCTCATAGAAGAAGTTATGATTCTCGGGAAGCCGTTCTTCGTGGGGCTCGGGTACCCAATGCCCCGTCAATTGGTCGAGTGTGTAGGTTGCGCTTACTAACCGTACGCGCAGCAGGCCTATCGGGATCGAACCTATAGTGAACGCCGTCAGTAGAATGTTCTCCATCGACTCCACTCGCGGCGTCGGAAGGATCTCGATCCGTTTAATCTCGATTTCTCGACCTTCACCGCGTTCGGTGCCAGAAAACACAGTCCATACAAGGCATACTCGATACGGACGTAATCCTAGTTTCGTTGCAATCTGCCGCACACGATCAACTCTTGGACCTAGTCTATGCGCTAGAGAGCGCTTAGCTTGTCCGGGGTTGAGGGCGACAGGCTTAGGCATCACTATCTCGATACAGGTATATTGATACCCATTCCTCCAAATCTTCTATCGAATGGATTAGCATAGATTCCGAGTAGGTTACTTAACGAATGCCGCCAGTACATGTACTCCGTACGCAGTTCGCCCATCTCGGTCTTACGAATGCCGATCTCATCCACCTTGTCTACAGCCAGCAGCTCGCGGTCGGCATTCATTTGCTCCTCGATGTTATCGAGAATTGCAACATGCCGGCGAACTTCGGGCTCAGCTGCTATGAGCACGCGATTCATCGCCCCTTCGATGATGAACTGTGTTTCGATTGCTGCGGGAGCCCCGAGCACGAACGTGAAGGCGGCAGCTACATTTAAGTACCCGAGATGATGTCTGATCTTCACTTTTTCTTCCTCAGAAAACGGCATCAGATCATCTCCTACTTCGAAGCAAACCGACCCTGTTCGTCGCGACGATACTCGTCGGACCCTCCGCCTAACGATGTATGGGTACTTGCATGTTCACGATGTTTAGCCGCAAGATCGTGATTCCCCTCTCGTCCGTGAATTGCAGCCGCATGCATATGTGCTCCCTGCGCATCAGCATGTGCTTTGGCTGTACCTAGCCGCTCCGCTGCATAAGTAGATTTGTAAGCGTTACTGGATGCAGCACGTAATTCTGCACTCGGAACCTTACGGCCTTCTTCTTTGAACCCTACCCCACGCGACTCAGCGGCATTTGTGGCCCGTCTCATCATTTCAGTTGCGCGATTGTCGTGGTGGGTCAATTCCTTTTCGTTACCTTCACGTGCATGTGCTGCACTCGCAGTTGAATGAGCCTCTTCTGCTTTTTCCCAAGAACGCTCTGTATTAGACTTTTCTGCGCTCTGTTCTAATCTATCTGCAGCTGCACTTAGGTGCTCTGGGCTTTTTACGGAAACAGGAGACTTGTTGTACTCCTCAAACGATTTTGCCCACGCAGACATACCCTTGCTCATTATCAGCTCCTACTTCGATGCGAACTGCCCCTTCTCGTCGCGATTGTACTCGGACCCCGCTGAAGTTACAGCATGTTCCACGTCGCGGAACGTACCTATGTGTTTGCCTCCAGCAGCTGCGTCATGATGCACAACTAACTTCCCTGACTTCGCATCTATTCGACCCTCTGCACTGGCTCCGTACGCAGACTTCAGCTGAGACCTATCAGACCCCGTAATTCTAGTCTCTCCACGATCATTAGTTGTGGACTGCGCCTGCTTGCGCACCCATGCAGATACAGCTTTTTCTCTAGACCCGGCCATTAGACACCCCTTACTCCGTAACGGGGATCAACTCGACACCTTGTTCGCGCAAGAACGCGATGTCGTAGCACCGTTCGTCGATGACCTTACCCTGCTTCAACGTCACGCGAACGCCTCGATACATGATGGTACCTAACGTAGCGATCTTGTACCGTATTGGTGCAGGTACTTTAGCTTTTCCACGCGGGGGAACCTTGTTGATGATAGGGGCCTGTTCGACAAGTGCCGGACTATCGAATGTGGGCGCGTCGGCTATAGGCGTACTCGCCGTGATAGACCCAGTACCTGCCGAAGTGGTTTCAGCCTTTGCCGGCTTATTTCGCATCTCTACCGACCCTCCCACCCTTAGATGCCAATGTTAGAGGGGGCCAAGCAGGCACGGTTCCCCGTGGCTCATGGTCCCCCCAACACACTAGTTACAGCGCGTGTTCGATAATAACGCCGCGCTTATAGCGCTCAGGTCCAGTAGACGCGGTAACATCTGACGGAACCGGGAAGCACGTTGAGATCGACCAAGCTGCCGACACAACATCTTGCAAACGGTCGACTGGGGCACGAAGAATCAACCGTATTCGCTCAGTGGAGATCGAGATGCCGTTGTTGACAATGTCAAAGTCGCCAACTTTACCTGTGATCCCAGCTTCGGACACGTAGTTCTCTTCGTTCAGCCAACGTTCGTAGACCGTACCCTTGCCGGTCACGATGATTCGGCCTATGTTGGTGCCGCTTTCGTTTGTTGTTTCCGCTCCGATACCATTGGAGTAGAACGCACGGGTTCCAGTTGCAACGCGGTCACCCGCGTTCACTGGCTCAGGGGCCTCGGTATTCATCGAGAAGAGGATACCGCTGATCGTACCGATGAAACCTTCTTTGTAGATGACATGCTCGGGTAACGCCGTATTCAACCGCTGGAACACGTGATCGGCGAACACCTGCGCGTTCGCTTGCGGAGAGATGTGAGCATGGTAGAAGCCGTCGTCGTGCGGCTGAACGTTGTGCCGTCGCAGAATCGCAACTGCGTTGATGGCATCCTGCAGCACGAAGCTGTCGCCGCCGCCAATGGCATCCACGCTGTCTCCACCACCAGTACGAATGATGGTCGGCCGGTAGGCACTTAGTACTGCAGTACGGGCAGGATAGCCTGCTCCGCCGACTGCGGCACTGAGCGCCAGTACTCCGGGGCCATTCGGATCGGTTGGATCGTTCGGAGAGAACCCAACCACGTTGCGAACCGTTGTTCCAATCGTGATCGGAAGTGGATTCGACGGAGACACGGGCATCGGACGAACGTTCGTCCCTGGTACAACAACGTCAGCGAATCCGTTCAAGGCTGCAACTTGAATTGTGGTGTCGCCCGCACCCGCAGACACTGTAAGCACCGTGCTACCCGACAGATAGCTGATGAACATCTGATTACGCACGATACGATTGACAGACTGCCCTGCCTGCAAACCGAGCTGATGGATGTTTCGCATGAACAAGTTTGCATTAGCGACCACGGACGTGGGCATGTGAACGTCAATCGAACCTGCATATCGGTCGAGCCGTGCTACCCACTGCTCGTACGAGATTGCTTGAGGATCAGGGTCTTTGCCTGGAATGAGCGCCTTGACGATAGGCGCGAGCAGCCCAGGCCGAGACATGAAGATCTCGCCGCCTGTATTAGCAGGCCATTCTTCAGCCATAGCTTCGGAACGGTAGGCAAGATTTGGGTACAGACCATCATGAAAAGCACGTTCGAGCAGACCTTGCTGCACGAGCTGCATAATTGCTGGGGGAATTCCTAGAACAACGGGCATTGTCGTTTCTCCTGTTAGTGTCACATCCTTGTGCCCGCGCTCAATATCCCGTTCCGACTGTTAACCGCCGTCGTCGCGTGTGGGTTAGCGCGCGGTGCGCTCATTTACCTAGCAACACAGCACTCCTCAGTAGGTAATGCCGTTTTGTTTCCGATACGCCATCCATTCTGCGTTGGACATGCTATTAGGTCTGCCTGGACGGACGTCCTTTCCTCCAGGGCCGCCAGACGGTGGAGCTGCTGGCCGTGTACCAACAGGACCATTCGTGATAGGCGCGACAGGCTTTTCGGCTTCTTGGCTTTTCACGGCTAATTCCGGATTGCCTTCCGCGTACTCTTTGAACCATGCCTTCAGCACCTTATCGGTGACCTTATCGTAATCATTGTCGTATGTTTCGACGAGATGCTCTCGAAGATCGCGTGCCGCATACTTGTAGTACTTCGGTGCAATGTACTCGTCGGCAATGCTACGGATATGCACGTCTTCTTGCGAAGCTAACCGATCCTCTTGGAGTTCGCTGGTACGGGCCTCAGCCACTTCTCGAGCTTTGCGCTCAACCGCAGCTTCTTCCCGGAGCTTATCGATCTCGGACAAACTCTTTTGTCTAGCCTCTTCGCGTTCCTTTTCGTACGAATCTAGCTTCTGCTTCATCGTCACGATATCGCCGATGTTGTCCGTCCCGAAGAGCTTTCGCAATTCCGAACGACTAGCGCGCTGTACCCGACGATTGAACGCAGTCAGCGACATCTTGATGACCCCTTCGTCATCAGGGTGCGGCTCATCGTCATCGCTGTCCTCCTCTTTTGTAGAGGACTTAGCGGAAGTTCCCGGCGACGTAGTCCGAGGGGTTGTCGCCGGGACTTCCTTCTGGGACACGACAGCAGCTTTCGGAGGTGGGGCCTTGTCGGCTACCGTCGGGGCAGACTCTTGTTTCTGTTCAACTTCCGTGAGTGCAGGCTTTGCTGTCTCCTCCGTGTTACCAGTCAGCATAGCTCACCTCACAGAATCGTAGTATCGGTCTCTTCAAGAAGGGCATTGACGTCGATTGCTGGCCCTACCCCTAAGAGAACTCGACAAGAAGTTACAACGTCGGCAGCATTGAACGCGATTGTGGTCTTCGCGAGATTCAATGCAGCATGACCCGTAGCAGGAGCGGTCCCCGGCGGGTCGACAATCATCTTGGACACGAGCGTACCTGCTAGCGACTCGATCTGCATCGCAAGTTGAACGCCCTTTGCTGTGTATGCAGCCTGAAGCGTTGCCGTATTTGCTGCGACGGGCAGAGTCATCTCGTACCGGTCAACCTTCGCGGGGAAGTATACGAGATCGAGCTTAGTCCATGCGTCGGCTACGGCAAATTCAATGTCGCCAGTCGGATTGACGAAGTACGAGCCCGCATCGGGCGCCGTATGGGTATTCGCGACGAGCGGACCGAGAGTACCTCCGCCAGCTCGTGCGTACACCGCGAGACACGCTATCGCCTTTGCATCCGTAGGAAGGGTGATGACGTGCATCGGTGAACCGACGTACAAATTACCTGTAGCTGGGGCAACGCCGATGAGTTGCGTCGGCAATGCGCGAAGGATATCACCAATCCCTAGTTTCCGGAACGCATCGGCCAAAGTTCCGAGCTGCGCCCGATTGATCGCTTCTTTCAATGTGCTCATATCCATTCCTCCAAAGATGTCGGACTAGCTGTTACCGCTAGCCATGTACTCTACCGTGCCTGAACCTTTGACTTCTAGCAACTTCAATGCGTGGTCGTCTGGGAACTCATGAACGATTACGCCCGATACCCACTCTTCGGCAACAATATCTGAAGGAGTATCAACCATAGTCAATCGCAGCATGACCGGACTTGCCGCCTTGAAGTACAAGAAGTTCGCTCTCGTGATTGTGTCGGTCGTGCCTATCCCTGTCAACTCAACGTAGGCCGAAGGACTTTGCACATTTCGCGTGGTCTCAATGTAGACCTGTGCGGGCTTCGGGCTCGGGGTTGTCGAGAACGCGACCGAATTGATTGCAGCCGGAACGCCTCCGCCAGATGACGACTGTGGTCCTATAGTGACCGTCCCGTCGAGTGACACTTGCGCCATGATTAGGCCCCACGAAGGGAGAACGGCTTACGTCCTCCATCTGGTCGTCCAACAGGTGAGGTGCGTGTTGCCGAAGTCGGATCGGCTTTCAGCACCTTTCCGCCTTCTGCGACCGTCTCCTGATTGAGCGTGTCATCGTCGCCAGGCTTCTGCTCGGGATTGTTCTGCGTGAAATCCTTCCCGCCGGTCTTAGGAGCACCGCTCTCTGAATTCTTCACGAAGTCATGAGCACCCGATGCAGCTCCGGCTGCATTCGTTGCGCCCTTACCACTACCGAATGGGCTGCTAGCTCCTGTTCCTGATTTTTGTCCGTCCATGTCATTTCTCCTTCAACTTGTATGGCGTCTTTGCGGTGACCTTCGGCCACGGTATTGCATCAGGATAGATCGGGACTTCGACGTGGTCGGAATGCGAGTGACTTGCACTTGCATTGCCCTCGGTCGGTGTTGTGCTCCCAACTTCATGATCCGGGGCACCTAACTCTTTCGCAGCTTCGAACAGGTCGTCGTAGTCATCTGTTCGATGCACGTGTTCGAAGACCTCTGCCTTTGGAGCAGCGAGAACCTTCATGCCTGCGTTGACAGAACCTTGTGGAGTAGGTCGTATGCGAAAGCTCATGGTAGCCCCGTTAGTTGCTCATTCAGAATAGTTCGGTTGTGCCGCGAAGTCAAAGTCATCGTTTCTCTTTCTTCTTGATATCAACGGTGCTCATTTTCGGCCGTTCGGGGGGAGCACCCGTCCTTCCATCTCTTGTCCACGCTGTAACGACTTCGCCATCATTGAGTGGTTCTAGCTCTGCTGGAATGTCCCATCCTAGTCGATGTGGTACAACAGCCTCTCGGTCGTTTGGTCGATTCGGTGGGTGTTGATACAGTTGAACTCCACCCTTCGGATCGCTCCATTCGAACGCTTCGTCTACACGTCGAATCTGCCCGTGTACCTGATACGAGTCCCACCCAGTACGGTCGTCGAATGTTGCACATAGGATCTTGCACATGTCGCCGAGCTGTGCGTCGGCCTCACGCATACCTTCCCACGAAGCCCTCCCGTAGGCATGCATAGACTCTGTGCGCACGATACGTTCGGCCCAATACGCCGGAGCATCCTGGAGGAACGGACTGACTGCAATTACATTGTTCCTTACATCCACCCAATGCTCGCGTGTAATGAGACCTTGCTGTAGCAACTCTTCGAAGTGCCCAATAGTTGCCGTACCGTATCTATCTAGAACGCCCGGTTGGCTAGGATGATAAGGGTCGGATTCGAGTCGAT